GATGTTTTCCGCAAGGCTGAGCTGCGTACTCAATTGCAGCTGGTACCCTTCCGAGGCGTGGTATTCGTTTGCTGCTATTGCCTGGGCTTCAGCAAGCAGCGCGCCCATTTGCGCCCCGGCCTCTTCTGTGCCGGCTTTGCTGAGTTCGGCGTATTCCAAAGCGAGGGCGTTCAGTTTTTCTTTCGATCCGGCGTCTTTCAGGCTGTCGGGCACTACGCCGGACATGACGGCCGTCATTGCGTCCCGCTCCATCTGTTCACGGAGGTTCTCCAGCGACGCCTGCCACTGCCCGATCTGCGTGTACGCTTCTTTCATTTTTTCGCCGCTCTCGCCGGACAGCCAATCTATCTGGTCGCGCAGTCCGGATTTGCGCTGCCCGGTGTACCCCTCGCCCTGGGCGGCGTCGACGTCAGCCTTATAGCTGTCCAATATACCGGACAATCCGATATATGACTCTGCGGCCTTCTCTACCGAACCCTCAAATTCGCGCGCCATGAACTTGTATATGGCGTCGACGACTTCATCGACATTAAGGTTTTCAATGACCTTTAGCACATCCTCTTCTCGCAGCATCTCGCCGGTAAGCTCGCTGCGGAACGATTCGGATATCGCCCTGCTTACATCTATGCCCTGCTTTGTCAGAGTACGGATCAATCTTGAGTCGAATGTCCCCATCTCGATAGCGGAATCCAGCATACCTGCCAGGTTTGTCACCGAGGATCCGGACATATTCAATGCGGCGCCCGCTTCGGACAGGCTGACGAGCCGTTCCTTCACTGTTTGCGTCGAATGCCCGAGCGACAGCATCCCGGTCGACAATTGCAAAATATCATCGTAACTCAACGGTGGCGTGCGGCTGAGTTCGATGAACTCCTGCAGGAGTTCGCCTGCTGCGGCTGTATTCCCCCGAAGCAGCGTGCCCATCCGCAAAAGATCCATCTCCCTGGTCCCCGCGATCGGGATCCCCGCGCCTAACGACTGCTGCTGCGCTGATGTGACGCTATTATATAGCGTCTGATAATAATCTTTGAAATAGTCGTCTTTTGACTCAAATACTTTGCGCGCCCCTTCGATCAAGCCCGCGACCGCGCCCAGGGCCGCCCCGACCGCCGTACCGATCCCCGGCGCTATCGTCGTACCGATAGCCGCGCCCATTGCACCCGAAGACAGCACGCTGTCAAAATACATGCCTCCCTCGCGGCCGTACGCGCTGCCGACAAACGTACCGGCGGCGTTGCTGAGCAGGTCCCCGACCATTTTCGCCGCACCGGCCCCGGCGAGCGTGGATAAAACCCCGCCTTTTTCCGTACCGGCGCCGATGGGCCCGCCCGCACGGTTGTCCAGTTTTTTGTTGACGTCGCTCAATGAGAGGATATCTTTTTCCGCCTGCCTCGCCGCTGCGGAAACATCGCTTAGCTCTTTTGAGATGGTGTCCTGGTCAAAGTGGGCCTCCTGCAGCCGCTCCAGGGCTTTTTGATAATCCTCGGTACCCTCCTGCGCGCCTTTGAACGCTTTTCTAGCTTCATTCAGGTTGTTTTTTGCAATATCCGCGTCTACTTTCAGGCTGTATTTTTTATTGTTCAGCTCATCCAGCCGCCTCTTGGTGTCCTCAAGATCCTTGCGGAACGCCTGGTTAGCCGCGCGCATGGACGTGACCGCCGGGGAAAAGTTGTCCTTTGCGCTTATAGCTATACTGGTCGCCTTTCCCACGGTTTTATCCTCCCGGCAAGTTTTCTGCGTGGTCTGCAAGCAGCACCCTTATAACGACCTTCTCCCCCTCCGGGAGGTTGTAATACGCCCCCGGCAGGATACCGTGCCTTACAAGCAAAAATTGCATTATTTGCAGATCCGGATCAGCCGCTAATTTTTTTTTACCTCTTCAGTGACAACTGACTTATACCCGCTCAGCTTTTCGACGCGCAGCGCGAGGTCGTCTATCTCGCCGGGCAAAAGCATGTTTTTTATCAGTTCCGCAGGCGTTACCGCGTTGAACCTCGCCATCAGCGCATCATTTTTCAGGTCAGGCGCCACAACGCCGGCGAGCACGATATGTATATCCTGTTCTTCTATACCGACGCGGCGTATCTCGGCGATCCGGGAGTAATGCACTGCGCGTAATCGGAACACCACATCCTTGCCCAGTTCCTTGCTCAGCCGTTTTATCTTATAATCCTTTTCCGGCAGCTTCATCGGCGCCGCCGAAAGCAGCAGCTCCATGACGTCCATCACTGCACCCCGATCCTATCAAGGTATTTCGGCTTATCCGCAAAAGTGAACGGGCACTCGACCGTGCCTTTTTTTGCAGCCTCCCAGTCGGCGATAGTCATATCGTCGAATGAAACGTTTGACAATGATACCCGTTCCGCCCCGTATGCATCAGGATCATCCAGTTTTGACACCAGGACAAAACGGATATCCTTTCCGTTGACGATGTATTCGCCGACGACGATTGCCATGCGCGAGTTGACCTTATGCAGCTTTACTGACCCCGTCCCTTTTACCGACACCGTTTTTGTGTCGGTCATCATTTGGCCGCATATAGGCACATCTTCCTTGGTGAATGAGAGTTTCGCCTGCAGGCCGTAGCATTCGGCTACATATTCGCCGTTGAGCCAAAGCTCCCCCCAGGTCCCGCTTATAACCCTTTTCGCGCTATCCATACTCTTACCCATGTGACTCTAACCTCCTTAGACCCTGATCCTGAGGATTATATCTTCTATGGCGTCAAGTATCGAGACCGCCGCCGCCAGGAATACCTCAGGGCCGGTGTTTGCTTCCTTGATGTCCTGCTCGGACATGGCGGATATGTCGACGCCATTGGCGAGCAGGTATTCTTCCTGCGCTTCGATATCGATTTCGACAGTGTTCCGGCCGGGGTTTAGCAGCCCCTCGCGTTCCAGCGCCAGAAAATAGTCATTTATCGCCGCAAGCAGCAGGCACTTGTTGTCGTAACTGTTCGCGTACCGGCCGATGTATGTGTCACGCAAAACCGCCCTGATGTCATCGTTGACCATGTCCATGATCTCAACGATCTTTATCTTTCCGAATGACTTGTTTTTCGCCGGGTCATTTTTTAGGTTCCGGAAACTGTTGACCCCGCGCCCGACCTTCACCCTCGGCCCGTCGCAAAAGATAATGAACTCGCCTTTATTGATAGCCGTGTCCATTTCCTCTTTTGACAGCGCGCCGGCATTCGTCACTTCCGGCAGCGGCGAATACGTGCATGATATGCTGGGCGGCGTGCCGGCAACCAGGCCCGCGATGCGCGAGCAATACTCGGCCGCGCTGTATATATCGTTTCCTACAACGATCCCGTCTGACGTGAAGTTGATGATAGCGATGTTGTCCAGAGGCGCGTTCGGCAGCACCGCTTTCGGCGTTTGGCCGTTCGCGCGCTGGTCGTCGATCCAAGCCGCAATCTCGTTGATATCGCCATCGCCTATATCAGGCGGCCCTGCAAGGTAGCTTACGGTCTGCGTAGCCATATACGCGAGCGCTTCCTTCAGGTCGTCGGCGGTATCAGGCAGCACATATACGATGACTTTGCTTGGCCCGGTGACATACCCCAAAAACGCCCGCTGTATATACTGCTGGTTTTCTACCCCCAACATTGGCAGCTCCGAGGCCACCTGTGACGCCCGCGTCAGCACACACGCGCCGTTATCCTCTACGTCCCGCAGGATCAGGCCCACGGCGCCGCGCGCGAGGCGCTGTACCGCTGAGTTCGCCAGCGCCTGAAAAGTTATGTTAATATTTGGAAGCCCCATACCTATCCCTCCAGTGTGATATTTGTCTGTATCGTTTCTATAAGCGGCAATTCCCCGGCATCCACCGGACGGTCGTCGAAATAATCAAACGTTATCTCAACATAGCACTCTGTAAAATCATTCCCGCCTTTGACAAGGGTTATAGGGATACACCTGTCCCTGACGGACAGATATCCGCATGAAAATATTGACATGACGCCGCTTTGAGTTTCCGAAAGCGTTTCGACGTCTGATTGATAATGCCCGCCTATCTTAACAAAGCCGGTGATGGCTATTTCTACTTTCCTTGCGACTGTCGTACGGTTGACATCAGACATGGCCGAATCCAACAGCTCTATCAGATATGACGGCCTTTGGAAGTCCTTGGGCAGCAGGTTTATATATACAGTGCGGTCCGGGTATTTTTCGGCCAGCCGCTCATTTATCGCCTTGATAATGTCATTTTCCGTGACCATCTATTCGCCCAGCTTTCCGGCGATCTTTTCAGCATACCTGTTCGCCGCCTCGATGGCGGCCGCCTGCGCTTGCGCGCGGGCCCGCTCATAGAAATGGAAACCCTTGACCCGTTGTTGCCTTGCCCTGCTTTTCCGGCGCCGGATAGCCCTGCCGGACGGGCCGCGCACCTTATGGCCGTTCTCCAGGTAGTTTGTGATTGCCCCCGGGTTTTTCCCGCGTTCGCCGCCGGCCATGGGCCGGACAGCCACGTATCCCCCGCCGGAACCAACATTGTACTCCTGCCAGCCCCTGACCCGCCCGTTGCGGTCGTTGACCCCTGAACTGATTATCTCCGCACGTACCTTGTCCTTGATCGCGGCGCCGGCTTCGACGTGCATCTGGCGGCGCTCATCAGGCAACGCCCGGAGTACGTCTGCGAAGCGCCTGTCAAGATCGTCGAGGCCTGAAAGATTAATGCTTTCCATTAGTTGTCTTTCCTTTCGAGTATCTCATACTCATTTTTCCATGGATCCAGCACATGCGGTATGACCGTTTCGTACAGTGCGCCGCCTATATCAACAAGCTCCCCGGTCTGTATCCCTATGGCTTTCGGCGTTATGAGCACATATCTCGTCTCGGAGTATGACATGGGCGCGTCTTGTGTTTGCCTGAGATATTTTTCAGTCAGGTAGCCGGGGAATATAAGCGGCTGAAGCTTTTCGGTCTCCGGCCGGTTGAGCGCCCCCGTCACTGTTTTAGTACGCTCGGCCTCGCACGTGACAGGCGCGATCACCGCCGTCGACAGCACATAAAAACCCGGTTTTTCCCGGTTGATGTCGGCCAGGAAAAAGTGGCCGGTACCAGGCGGCGCTAATGCGAGCGCGTTATGGAGCGTTATCTCGTGGCGGCTTTCGATTGTGAACCTGGCTGACCTGGCTGATATGCCGTTTTTTGAATAAACACAGTTGGTGGTCAAATGCTCCATTTTTGACCAAATGCGTTTTTTCTGCCGCCATTCATAGACACCGATCTCAACTTCCACGAGTTCCAGGATATCTATCAGCCATCTGAATTCGCCCGGGTTCATGAGCCGCCCTCCCCTGATTGCCCGGGTAGAAGGTTAAAATCGTGCAGCCCCAGAAAACTATCGGCGACTTTGTTGACCTGGTTGTTGTCGACATGCAGCCCCGGGTTAAATATCATGTCCGAAGTAAACGCGACCGCCGCGAATATGAGATCCCCGCGTTTATCCGCCTCCTCTTCGCTCAAACCGGTAATGCTCAGGACCGCGCATTTTGCGGCAGCCCACGCAACCGGCAAGCGTGGGTCATCCGGGAGTACGTGGCACCATTGCGCAAGGTGTTCCATAGTCATATTACTGAGCTTCACGGCAGCCGACCCCCTACTTACATGTTTTTCGCAGCTTTCTTCCCGTTGCTTGCGGGCGCCCCGGCAGGCGGCGTGTCTACATCGGGCTCTACATCAGCATCACCAGACGTATCGCCAGATGGCTCTCCATTTGTTTCGACAAGCGTTTCTACATCAGGTTCTACTGTTAGTACTCCTGATTTTGCCTTTACAGGCTGCTGTCCTTGAGTTTTCTGCTCAACACTATCGTCTGCATTTGAGCTGCCATATGTCGCCATACTTGGTTCTGTATTTGTGTTGCCAGATGTGTCTACATTTTCCCCTCCAGATAGCGGAGCACCTGGCTCAGGCTCGCTTAGCGCCGGCCCACCGGGCTCCGATCCGGTCGGCGCCGACTCTACTGCCTCGGCGTACCCTATGGAGATCAGCCCCTTCGCGATCTCTTCCCTGACGTTTCTTATCTCCCCTTTGCCCATTGTTACTGAACCAGAGTAACTTTTAAGCGCTTTAATTCTCATGATCCCCTCCAACCCAGCCTCGGCTGGGTCAATTCATCAAATTATTTCAAGCCGGGGCGCCTGGATTAACCCCCGGCTGCCATCTCCAATACAGATATCTTTTGCGGCTCGACGATCCGGCTGTCGAATTCGACATAGCCAACGACGCCGAGGGCGTGTTGCGTCGCGTACTTCTCAACCAGGAGCTGCAGCTCGATCCCCTGGGCGAGCTTTACAAACAGGCCTTTCATATCGCCATACGCGATCACCGGCTTGCCGGCTTCGATTTTTGGCATACTGTCGGTTATGTAGACCGGTTTGCCGAGGATCGACCATCCGAACGGAGTCCTGATATCCTGGTTGAGCATATAATCCCCGTTATTGTCTTTCAGCTTGCGCACAGCTTTCAGCGTCATTTTATGCATTATCCAGCACGCGTCTTTCTGATACTGCTGCACAACGGACATCTGGAGGTCGATCAGGTCGTCGGCAGTGAGCACGGTGTCGGACGCTACAGTTTCAACTTGCTTCGCTGACAAAACGCCGTCGTTCTTGCCCGGCGTCCCCTGTATCAATTTTTCCTCAAGGAATTCCGCAATTTTCTGCGCTACCTTGCTGATTATGAACCAGAGCAAGTCGAAATCGGTCCGGTTCATGAGCGATTTGGAGATTTTTGCGAGGCACCCTACAATGTAGTTTTCCAGCCGCACATTCACGAATTTGCCAGTACCCTCGGTAAGCTCCTGCATGTCCTCCACAAAAGCGGCGGACACGCTCGACTCGCTCTCATCGTAGACCGGGAATAGCAGGTCGCCGCCCACGTTGAACACCGTCGCCATAGCATATATGGGCGACAACTCTTTTACCGTCTCAATGATCCGGTTTGCGATATGCGCCGGTATTACCGCGCCGTTTTGGCCGATATCCAGCGCCCTCGTCTCCCCGCGCATGTATTCGAGGAAATTCTTTTCATCAAGCGTCCTTTTCTCATCGGCGGCGGGATCACCGTCAGCGCCGGCGCCGGCGCCACCCTCGTCAAGCTCGTTGCGTTTTTCGATTGCGGCTATTTGGGCGTCCAGCGCCCTTACCTCGGTCTCGATCTCTGAGAAGCGCTTTGACTCGTCCTCAGTAAATGCCCTTACTTCATCTCCGCTTTCACACGCTGTGAACAGCGCGTCCATCTCATCCATGAGGGTATTGCGTTTTTCACGCATTTTCTTCAGGTCCATTGCCTTTTTCCTCCCATTCTTGATTTAGCTCAATTTCAGTCTCCGGGCGCGATACCGGGCGAGTGACGTCTTCACATCCCCGTGTGTCTCCTCCGCTCCGGGCGGCGCCACATCGATGTCTGTGTACTCCGGCTTGTCGTCCGACTCCCGGTATTCTGTCAGCGACGCCTCATCCCCCCGCAGCTCTATCGACGTCGCGGGATATGCCGGCTGCCGCGTGTCATCTACAATAGTGACTTCCTGCAGCTCAAAATCTTCCAGGTACCGGCGCGGCGGGTCCTTATCGCGTTCTTCCCATCTGTCGTCCGGTTTACGGAACCCGAACGACCAGCCGCGAAGCGCCTTGTCCCGCGCTTTTTTTATAACGGCCTCGTCGCTTATTTTTGCCTTCGCACGCAGGCCGATATTGTCCTCAAAAAGCTCCAGCACGCCCGTTGCCGTACTTCCCAGGGTCCTTTCATGGTTCAGCTTCAGTTCTACAGCGTTCCCCCTGCGGAGGGCGCGCCCAAATGCGCCGGGCACGACCTGCTCTATGAACCCCCCGCGCCTGTCGGGTATGACATCGCTGTCCCGGCCGACTGCGTTCACATACCCGTCGATCAGCACATGGTCAGCCCTTATCTCAACTCTCAATCTTCTCACCTCCCTCTTCATGTTCGTTGTCCGGCGGCGTCTCCATATTGCCGGTCGCGCCTGTGTTTGGCACGAAAAATATTTTCTTTACCGGATCGTATAAAACGTCCTGGAGCCCCAGTTTGACGAACGTAAGGCCGAGGGGCGGCAAGTTCTCCAGGTATCGCGCTTCATCGATCTGCAATACGTTTGACTCTATGCCATCCCTGTATGCTTTATACCGCTTCTCGATGGAGCCGCGCAGCAGCGCCTTCGTGTCAAATGCAAAGTAATACCCTTGCTCCTTTTCTGATTCCAATAGCAGGTCATGGTCTAGCGCGGCCTCGATCGCAGACAGTACGGGCAGCACTGCGGTCTTTACCGACGCGGCATACTCGTCATCGGACGCTGCCCCGCCTATCACACCCGGCGATAAGCCAAAGAGGCCGCATACATCGCCGGAGAGCGACTTTTTCCGTTCATTGATCTGCAATTGCTCCGGCGTCGCCGACGTCTCTTTGAAGTCGATGCCTGCATTGAGTACCATCAAGCCGCTGCTGTCCTGCTTGTTGTATTTCTCCCATCTTGCTTCCAGCTTGTCCAGCGCCGCCTGCTCGAGCTTCTTTTCCGCTTTCAGGAAACCGCGGTGGTTCCCGCCTTTCTTGACAAGGGCATTTTCATATTTCATCGTGTTATATGCAATCGCAAATGCAAGCTGGCTTTCTTCGAGGATCCCGGCGCCGCGCACACCGTCTTTCGACGCCCTTGTAGCCTTTACGAATTCGAAATCATAGAACCGCTTACCGCCCACCATGATGCCACAGCGCTTTTCTATCGGATCTGTGCCGGGCAGGAACGATATATATCTGCGCTCAACATAGTGAAGGCTCAGGACGCGGTTCCTCCTGCGCTTTATATATGCGTACCCCCCGCCTTCAATGAGCAGGTCTTCCGACAACGACTGCTTGAATTGCCAGCCGTTCAGGGTGTCGCCGGTATCAGAGTTGAGCAGCTCGGGTCGCGGATCGCCGGGGACCTCTTTTGTCTCCCCGCCAGTATCGCGGTACAGCTTTACCGGAAGGCCTGCGACCGTCTGTGTTATAAAGCGGACGCAGGCTGCAAACGCGGGTATGCTCATCGCTTGTTCCCTCGTTATCGGGTCCTGCCGGAGGATCAGCGCGAGCAGCGGGTCCATCGTGTTCAGCGACCTGCGTTCCAGCAGCCAGCCGGCTATTATCGACCTCAAGCCCAAGTGGCTCCCTCCTCTTACATCAACACGGCCCAGTCGTCCGCCTCGGTGAACATTACGTCCTGCTGCAACAAGTAGATCGCCGTGATCAGCGCTATGACCATATCGACCTTCCCGCGTGACTTCTTTTTCGACACGTATTGGTTCTTGTTCGTATCGTATACGCATCGGGCATTCTGGAAATTTATCTCCAGCAAGGGGTTTTGCTCGTATGTGAACCGCTTCCCAAGCACAGCCTCCTTAAGCAGCTTCGTGGGCGGGTGCAGCGTATCGGAGTGCTGCCGGACTATGACTGTCGTGTATCCCTCGCGTTCCCACCGCTGGGCCGAGGAAAGGGCGTTATACCGGTCGAAGCCTATGCCGACCACTTCGACGTTGTACTTATCTTCCAGCCCGAGCACGTACTCCTCTATGACGCCGTAGTCGACTACCATGTCCCCGCACGCGATGCAATACAGCGCTTCGCAGAATTCCCTGTAGTTGAC